TGTATTACTCGAGTAGATTCTAAATAGGTATCATCATTATAAATTTCAGGAACAAATTTTGGATACAGTCCTAACTTAGACGGAGTGGCTGGGATAAAGCATCCGTCAGTAGAATCATATTCTGCAATGTCAATTGTATCACCTTCGGCTAAACTTGTAAGAATGTTTACAAATCCTTGACTATTAAATTCATAATCTTTTGCAAAAACAAGTTGTTCGCCATTTAGATATACTAATACAGCATGATTCGACAGCGTCAACATATCGAAATTAAAAGATAAAGGATATGTTGAAATCTCAGAATCTAGTACAGTGAATTGATAATTCTGTAAACCGGTATGCGGCACCATGTCACTGAGATAATATTTTTCAGTGTTGGATTTTGATTTATTAATCTCATTTAATATTAAATCTACTAAGTCTCGAGGAGTGGTGTCAATTCCAAGATTTTCAGCAATCATTAAAAAATTTCTTTTGAATTTGCCGTAATCCTCTCCTGCAGTATCAATAGCATTTACAGCGTTTGATGTTCTGCTGCCAATATGATACAAACTATTGATCAGAGGTCCGCTGTGTTGAATAAACCGTGTACCAAACTGTGCAACTGCACCCAGATCTCGTAAATTATTGTTTCCGGGAAATGCTCCTTCAAAATTTGTAAGATTGTTGATAATGCTGTCGACGTGATCATTAACTTGTCCCAATGTAAAAGTGTTGACATTTTCATTTAGTGGGTTGTTTTGTAGGCTGACCGGTAACTCGTAATATCCGTTGATGTTTTTTGACTGGATAGCCAATGTTTTAATCACAACAACATCGTTGAGGCCAGCACTGGTGTTCAGCACAATGTATTTAAACTTGACACCATTTTCAATCACATACTGTGTGTTTGACAACCTGATTCCATTTAGATAGACGCTGACTCTTAAATCTGCAAGATCGGTTATATCATCATATACATCTATATTAAAATTATTTGTTTGATCTTGACCTTTGTAAATTCTGATAACTCTTTGAAAATTGTCGTAGTAATTTGTTATCCATCCGTTAGAATAAGTCGCAGCGTTATCCAGTACAATTTTTAAATAATTTCTTGACACGTTGTCTGTTATTAACTCAGCAGTTTGTTTGTAAGAGAATGTATCAGTTGTATAATTAAAATTAAAAACTACATCACCAATGTTATTGATATTTCTATATGTCAACGGAAATTTTAATACACTGTCATCAACTCCGGCACCCCGTTGATAAGAAAAAACTTTTGTACCCGTAAACGTACTGCCTTCGTATTTGTTAATGTCTGAAATGCTGACATTATCGTTATCATATACATCGAACAACACATCTTGGTTTGTGGTGATTTTTTCTTGGCCTAATTTCCAAACAGTACCATCGAACCAATACATCTTGCCTTGATTGGTTCCCAGTTTAATTAATACTGTTTGATCTTGTTGAGGCTCTGTGTCGTCAACTTCAATTAATGTTATTTGTTTCCGGCGGCTTGCCCCAGATTGTACTTCAATGAATTTTACTTGGAAAATTCTACCTACTACTCTAATGTCAGTATCTGCAGTAACTAACAGTCTGTGGCCGTCGGCTAAATCGATTCCGTCCACATTATATCCTAGACTGCCTTCAATGGTACTGAAAACATCAGTGGTAAACGTATCGATTAAATCAATGTTTTTCTTAGCGTTTGTTCCAAAATTATAAAGTTTGATTCCGGCTGCAAATTCAATAATTGGTCGCTTGGCTCTTACACTTTGATCTAAATCTGCGGTTGTCCCGTTGATTGTAGATTCAATATCTATAATGCTTTTGTGAAACCATCTATTATAACGACTCCACGGATTTCTATCTGGGCTTGCTCGATTAACTGTGATATAATCTTGATCTCCAGCAAATGCAGAAGCATCGTCAAATGGTAATTTATCAAATGCTGTGTCATCGAACAGTACTGATCTCTGCTCGCTATAACCACTGACAATTTCTAAATCATCTGCAGATACTAATCGAATTTTATCGCCGACGCCTTCAACATACCAATAACCCAGCGCATACGTTGCCGGTGTTACTTCGCCGACAAAGTTTACTTTCATACCATTACTGAGCGGATATCCATTGCCCATGGTATATGTTTTTTTGCCTATGATTTCTATGTCAACATCAATTTCTGTATTCTCTTCTATGTTTTGAATTTGTAATACGCCACCAATGTTGACATCATTTTCGCTGACATAGAATAAAACATTAGGAGCATCTAGTGGAATTTCAAAAGTCAATATTCCGGACTCTACAGCAGTTGCTCCACTATCATCGACTGATATACCCAGAGTATATCGACTCAGTGTTCCACCTATTCTCTGAGTTTTGATACTAAATGGCTGGTTCGGCGTGGCAACATTAAACTTATATGTTTGGCCCCTGTACAATTTTAATACTGGATTTCGAGTCAATCCATCGGGATTGAAGATGTAGGCAAAATTGTCTCCTTCATCTACCAAACTTACTGTATATTCACTCTGAATTGTTTTCTGTTGTCCGTACACTGGGATAGCAGCAGGTCCATAGGGTAACCAGTAATATTGTTGGAAATTTACAAATTTATCCCAATCTATCAATGGATTCCAACTGTAAAATTCTTGTTTGTTTAATCTACGATGATTATTTGTTATGCCACCTTGCACACTAATATGGTTGATATGATCTAGATAATCTTTGTTAAACACAACATTGCCTAGATCATCTTTAATAATAGCACTGGGTTCTAATTGATAATTTTGTCTGTCAGTAGTAGAAGTTTGAACAAAGATATCATCAGCAGTAGTGGCTTTGCTGTCTTGACGGCCAATAAATCCGTTGACTTTTTTTACAGTGCCTGGCTGTAACAATTGTTCTAATGTGGCGTGAACAAATTTTTTGTTGCTGTCAGATCTATAAAAACGAGGCAGTAGGCTAGAAATTTTTCTTGAAGAAGAATCTATCGGAACTGGGTTTTCGTTTTGACTGTTGTTATAGGCCATTAATAATATCCTCCACCACTGCTTGAGCCACCACTGCTTGAGCCACTGCTGCTTGAGCCACTGCTGCTTGAACCACTGCTGCTTGAACCACCACTTGGCATTGCACTGTTTGCCATTAATGTTCCGTTTGGCATATAATGATAACCTGCAGGGGCAGTTCTGCCCGATGATCCACTACTTGAACTTGATATTTGATTTTTGTTTGCAATTTTTTCGGTTGTTGTAATTGCACCGATGGCTTTAATTTTACTTGCTGTGATACTGGATACAATTTCAATATCATCGACTGTTGCTCCATTTACAAAAATTTCATCTTTTTCACATGTAATTTCAAACAGACTACCAAAATATAAATTGTCTGCTTTGGGCACAATAACGAAACTGACTATAAACGGTGAAAGTTCTGCCAACACAAATGTTGATAATTCTCCGAAATAAAATGTATTTCCAAAATCCCAATTTTCAATTGAGAAAAATTTTGTTATAGAATTTAATATTCGTGTTTTAACATCATTGTCACTGATAACTTGTTCTATGTTTTTTACTACTTTGAATGTGGCTTGCAAATCTATTTTTGCAAGACTGCCAAACAACACTTTAAATTTCACAGGATGATAAATGATTTCATCACTTATAGATTTAATTTTTCTTAATGTGGGATGAAGATCATTATATAAACTGTCACTGCTAGAAGGCAGCGGTTCTTCTTCAATTGAACCGTTGACGTATTGTCTATATGCAGTGTCGTATTCTTTAGTTAAAATAAAAATATCAATAATGTTTGTAATTCCAGGATCAATTCTAGTTTCATAATCTGCATTATGAATATATTGGAATTTTAATCTATCTCGACCAACTAATACTTTGTATTGCAAACTTGGTATTAGTGTAGACGCAACTTTGTCTAATTTTTTTACTACATCAGTATCAATAAAATAAAAATGTTGTGCTTCTGCGTATTGAGTAAATGAAGAAATTGAAGTCTCTGACGGTAAAATTACAACTGTGGGATTTGTTAAATTATTATAAATGTATCGATAATCTTCCTGGCGGTCACCAATGGTATATTTTTCTTGTACAATATATTTTCTTTGAAGAACTGTGAGATTGGTTTCTGTAGCAGAAGGAGGATCAACAATGTCATTGAATATATCTGGATTATCTACAACACTGTCTTCGTCTGTATCAGTAAAAGTAATTTCAATTTTTTTAGTGTCGACGTATCCATCTAATCCACTGTATTCTTTGAGAATAGACCAATCTCTATCAAAAGTATAAGCAGAGTTCGATGGTGCAGGCGCAGTGTTTATACTTAACACTTTTATTTTATCTTTGGCCACTGTGTTTGTTCTAGTGTCATAAATTTTATCACTGCTGTCGTAATAAAATCTAATTTGTTGGTCACTTTCAAATATGTAACGAAGTTTTCTAGAATTAACTGTGTAAAATTCATCGTCTGGTGTGAACAAAATTAACCAACTAGAATCTAACTTTTGATTGGATCTGTCACCGGCTTTGCCTAGACTAAACAACTCAGATACATTTAAGTTTTGTTCAAAAACGATTTTCCAAGTTCTAGTTGTTTTATCATATCTTAGACCAAATGGTCTGTTGTCAAACACTAGATCAATAATAGTTGTAATTGTGCTACTTTCAATTGTATTTTTATATTTGGGAATAATTCTAGATAATCTAGCATCATTAGGAACAATGTCATTCAATATGATAGGACCAAAGCCAGTAGACAAAGTCCCGGTGTTGTTGGCAGTGCCGTCTCCAGTAACGGACACAATTTTAGTCCATAATACTGTAGATCCATTAGATGGTATTCCACTTGAGGGAATTGTTTCTAATTTATTATTAGATGGTTTATTGAAGTACTGACCAGTCGGTGCTGTAAATTTAACCAATGCTCCAGATTCAATGTAGGTTAAATCAGTACTGGTAAATTGTCCGGTTGCATACGGAATAGTATCTGTAATGTTTCCAAAATATCCAGTACTTTGATTAGTGTCTACTGTTTTAGAATACCATCTTGAAATAATAGTTGCAGATGTATCAATTTCATAATTGGCATAGAAATAATTTTTTAAATTGTCATCTTTGATAACATTGAATAATTGGTTATAAACTACAAACTCAATGTCAGTTTTAGTCACATAAGAAAATCTAAAACTGTCAGAATACAATTCTTTATAAACTACGCCGTCATCAGAAAATAGATTTGTTTTACTATATTTTCCTGTAGGATCAACTAGATCAAAATAACGACTGATGCCGCTGGAACTTCTATTAACTGATTTAATTTTGAGAATTTGTTGACTCACAGTCAACGGACTAATGTTATAGTCCTCGCCAGTGATCATTCTATTTTGAGTATAATAATTGGCTGGGGCGTTGGTCTTGACGCTGTCATTTGTTTCTGTGGCTGCGGAATTTACCACAGTAGACAACAAACTCATATTAATTGTTAATACTTCAACTTGTCCAGTGTTGCTGACATAAGAAATATCAACGCTTACAGAACGAATATCTTTGGGGTTAACAGTGTAAGAAAATCCATTACTGGTTCTGTAGTAAATTCTAAAAGTACCCAGCGGTAATGTGCCAAATACACCATCAGAAAAATTCAAACTGATTCTATCACCTACACGAGTAATTACACTGTAGATGTTTCTTATGTTTTTTTCTAAACTGTTGTAAATGGTATTGTTACCTTTGAAATCTGATACTGGAGCCCAGTACTGAGATTCCCTACCGTTATTATCTAATTTGTAAAGCCATACATCTGTGTTGTTGATGTTGGCAGCGTCTATATCAACGATTTCATTTGACCCAGGTTGATCTAATGTAAATGTACCTGTGTTAAGTTGACCTTGTCTAAAGTGAAAGAAAAATCCAGTATTACTTGAGCCTGTACCTTTTCCGTCATCCTTGTAGATAAAAGCAGGGGTCACACCCAATGCTGGCGGTTCTTCTTTGACCACTGAATTCAATGTGTCTATAACTGTGCTGGTAATTTCAAATTGCATGTTTCGACCGTCAACCGTCTTGGTAAATCCAAATACCGGAACGTCAGTGCTGATGCCTTTAAATCTATACTGCTCTGTTGGGACTCCCACTATCGTGGCCTTGGCATCAGGTTTCCCAAATTGTCTATTGGGTTCTAATGCTGAATTAATTACTTTGGTAAATTGCTCGCTCCAGTTGGCGTTTGTAGGATCATTCCATGCTACTGTGATGCCTGAAAGATTTCTATTGTTTGAGTCAATGACTGCTTCTGTAGTTTTTACGCTGGTAAATTTTAAGAATCCATTGGCTGCTAGATTTCGTTTGGCATTGTAACTTAACAGTCTTGCTAATCGTAATACGCTTTCCCGACGTTCTGCCAGTTCTAAAAAATTATCACGAGCATTTAAATCCACACGAAATGCTATGCTTTGTCCTAAAAACGCAATAAGATCTATCAACGCTAGGTATTCAGAACTTTCAACATAGTCATTAAAATCTTCAGGGTAGTTTTCTCTAATGTAAGATATCATCACTCTGCGAAGATTTTCAAAGTCGTAACTTTGGAAATCAGCATTTCTAAAAGTCTGATATATGCGTTTCCAGTCTTCAGCAACTAGTAATCGATTCTGACGATCGGTAGATGACATCGTTTATCCTTGTTCAGTATATTTATTTGTAAATTAAACTACGCATTTAACTTATTAGGCCATTGTCTTGATCAAATTTAAATTGTAAATTTTCACTTATATTGAAATTTAGATACAGCAATTCGCATTCAATTTGTATTCCACTTTCGTATTCACTTACAATAATTTGATCAGCCTTGACCCGGGGATCGTAATTTATAATATCTTCAACATTTTTTACAATGGCATTTCGAACTTCGGGAGTAAATGGTTCATACAACAGATCCCAAATCACTGTGCCAAATATGGGATTTTCTAACTTTTCACCCTGACGAATATGAAAATGATTCACTATGTCTTGCTTGATTAATGCAAGATCGTACAGCCCAAAATTTTCAGTTGCATCACTAATTGTGCTGAAACCTTTGTAAATTTTTGTGTTGGGAGTTTGTTGAGCCTGCGCAGGACCCTTGACAGTGACTCTATTATATAATCTATTATTGATTGTCATATTTCGCTTGCTCCTGAAATTTTAGCAAATGTATCTGTTACGGTAGTGTATTTTTTCCACAGTTCTGCAGGATCTGCAATTGAACTAGAATTGTTCTCGTTTCTATCATCAATATCCCTATCAGTCTGATCAGGTTTAAATTTTACCGGGTCAAGATTTTCGTGGTGTGGCCAAGGCTCGTGCGTGGGTATTCTACGCATGATTGACTGCGTTAATTCACTGCCTTCTTCATTTGGCACACTGTGGGTTTTTAATTCTTTTGGTAGTTCTGCTTCACTTGCTTCACTTGCAACGTCTGCACTGCCCGGTGCTGCGGCAACTGCTGCTGTAACTGCTGTGGGTGCTGCTGGACCATTAAGATTAATTGTACCGGCACTAAGCACCAATGATGCTCCGCCAATGCTGGTTGCTCCGCCACCGGTCCATCTACTGTCACCACCACTTTTAATATCTAGTGATCCGCCAGTTGTGATGGCAGTGTTGCCGCCAGTATTGATATCTAAATTACCAGTGGTAGTGATTTTTCTGTTACCCACTACAGTATAATCAATATTACCTGTTCTTCTAATAATTTCACTTCCAAAAATGGTAGAATTTACAGTTGCTCCGCCGCCGGATCCGCCGCCCACGTCCCAGTTGAGTCCTTGTTGAAAGTTCCAATCTACTTGGCCTGTTACCTTGTGTTTCCAATTGGCATCATACACCCAGTCTACATCGCTTTTTACATAATGTAGATAATTTGCATCAAACAAAATATTAACATCTTCTTTTACGTGATGAGTGTATGTTGTATCATATGTTATATCCACTGCTGCTTTGATATGAATTTTTTGATTAGCGTCAACAATTAAAATTTGATCGCCGATGACATGTGTGTGCATTTCACCTGCAACTTTAGTATTGAAATTGCGACCTGCTTCCATATTGATATCTCGGTCTGCATAAAAATTTAAATCTTGTTTAGTATGTAGACTAACACTGTCTTCTGCATAGATATCAATTTTGCCGTCGCTGGTCATTTCAATCCAACTGGTGCCGCGGGCATTGCCAATATAAATTAAATCTTCTGTATTGTGTAGCAGTATCTGATGACCGGTGCGTGTTCTAAATCTCAATAACTCATTGTGGGGTCTATAAACATCACCGTCAGTTTCATCTTGTTCAACTGCTGCGTATTCAGGCGGACCTTCAGACGGTGATTTTTTACGAAGAAATTTATCGTCGCCGTCGTCCATGACAAAACTTGAGCCGCCAACTCTGCTGATAAATGCTTCGTTAATAGCATGCTCAAATTTTCCAACTTTTCCACGTGGACCTTTTTTATCGATCGGTCCGGGCGTTGATATGCCAAACACAGCACTGGGGATTTCTCTTCTAGCACTGGATGTAGTAATACCTCTGATGTCATCCTCTAACAGGCCTTGTTCAAGATATCTGTCTTGCAAAAATGGATGAAAAGGTTTCAACAATCGTGTGGTATCTTTAGCACTGATGTCGTTGGCTTTTTTATTATATTCAGCCACAGGAGTTCTTGGTTTATCACCGTCTACATTAAATGATGTAGCAGCATATCCTGGCACCATGAAATTTACATTGGGATCTAGCACACAACCAATCCAAAAACCTCTTCTAGGATCTCCATCTATGAAGATTACCACAACTGTGTTGCCAATGTCGGGTGGCACCATCCACATGCCGTATGATTTTTGTGTGCTGTTGTATTCGTTGTTTTCGTCCACGTATGCCACACTGGTACTGCCAGCAAACGGACTCAGATATTTGACCTGATGTACCTGGCCTTCTCTAGCGTTGTCATTACCAGACTCGTGCAACAGTTCCACTTCCAATGTGCCCATATAATAGGGATCAGTGATACTGACCACTCTGGCCAAAAAAGGCCCCGGACGGGAGTCTGGTTTGGCGCCTTCTGCTAGTCTATCGTCATTACTCATTATCCGTTCCAATCGCCTAGTGCGGCATTGTTATTTGTTATTTCTTGATCACTTATGGTAGATTCAGTGCCAGCACTTGCTGCTTCAAAATTGGCAATGGCTTGTTCATAATCAGGATCATCAGATTCTAAAGATGTATCAACTGGAGGACCAGCATCTTGGTTGACACCCAGCGCAACTTCTGGTGCATTTCTGTCCACCAATTCTTGATTAACTTGTCTAATAATTTCTAATGTCTGCGTAAATTTGCCACCAGAAAAACTGCTTTCTACGAACTTTATCTTATAAAGCCCACTGAAACTTTGTACCAACATAGAACTAGATTGTAGATTTTTGTAAACGTTGGTGCCTTCTTGAATGTCAGTAGGTGTTCTAAAATTTACAATTATATAAATTTCAGTATTTTGATAATTCATACTGCCATCACTGTTGATCATCCTATAATTTGTTTCAGGACTGGTATAATTTCCAAGCCCACTATCACCGAGATAATAAGGATCTCCATGAATTTTTAACTGAGTATTAACTAAGTCATTTGATAGAACCACTGCATCCATAAAATTTCTAGCGATTCTTGTGGAAATATCTTCTTGGCCGCCGCCACCTTTTTTATCTGTGCCACTTTTATCAGCAGTATATGACACTTGCCTTGTCGTAGCATTGGCAATGTTGTTGGCGCCACTGTCAAACGTGGGCTCTTTGTCTACTTCTGCTGCGTCTTGTCCCGTTTGTTGTTTGGTCTTGGTATCTTGAGACGATTTAAATCCGTCAGGGGCCACTGCTTTTCTAAAAGTAGCATCAAGGTTGATTTGAAAATCAATTACTTCAGTATTCTTGCCTGTGTAGATATAGTCATAAACTTTGATGGCTTCTTCTTTTAATTTCTTAGCACCCTTTGGTGCTGCGTTAGGAGGCAACAATATTGCCGAATTGACCTTGTATGACACTACCCTATACACGATCAATTTAGGAAGTGATCCAGTTTTGCCCAAGTTTGCTGTGGTTTTCTTTTCGTATACTTGCGGATCAACACGCCACCACGGTATCATACCTGTATCATCAACCTGCCCGTCACGCAGCGCCTGTTTAGCGTAGTCACTCATTAATACCACTTGATTAATTACGTTGGTAATGTCAGTGCCTTGTAAAAATTTAAAATCGCTAGTGGTCACGTTGACTTCTAAATTTCCTCTTACGTAAACACCTTTTTCTTTATCGTAGACAGCATTATCTTTGCCAAACGGACTGTCGCCTTGCCTTGCTGAGGTAAACCCCATGCTGGCTGAACCAACGGTGTTAACTGATCCTGTTTCTTGCACTTGTGTTTTGTTCAATTCGCCAGTGCTTCTTTTTAATTTTAATTTGCTGTAGATATCGTTGCTTCCGGCAGAGTTTTTAGGATTTTTTGTTGCAGTATTGATATCCTCTGCGGCTGATTGCAAAGGTGAAGACGGATCGTTAGGGAATAATATCACAACTT